TCCTTTTCCTTTTCCTTTTCCTTTTGAGATCTTTTTGATCTCCCTTTCTTTATCTTGACTTAATTATATCACTATACTAAACGTTCGTCAAGTATTTTTATAAAAATAATTAAAAAAATTTCATTCTGGAACTAGTTTCAGAATATAATGAACGATTGTCGCGCGAAAAAGATCCTTGATTTTATCTTATTTATTGGGCTTTATCATAAATGGTCACGCGAAAATCACGCGAAATGCAATAAAAAAGCCCTCCCGAATTGGGAGGGTGTATCTTATATATGTTAGATTATAAAGTTGACGGCCAAGGGTCATCCGTAACATAAGAAATCAATGATACCCGTATATCGCCAATGTCTCTGTCAGTCGGTACCGGATCGGTGAATTGAAATCTTAAATGATTAGCGTCAGTAGCCGAGCCTACATACCATGTACCGTACGGAATACCGCTATCGTTAAAGATTTGTCCAATTAAAGAGAATGGCGCTCTAAAGCCATAAGGAATTGCCCCGTTACCTAAAATGAAGAACTTTCTGTCTCGGTCGCTTGGATGTGATGCATATCCCGGACCATTACGACGAATTGTTCCGAACCAACCCCATTGCAAGCCGTCAAAACGATATGTAACTTGGTTGTTAATGCGTCTGACGTGTACAGCAGAAGCCCCTAATGTTGAACTAGTCCGCAATTTTTGCCAACCAGTATCGCCAGTCAAAACTTCCCAGCCTTGATTGTCTGTTCTCGAACGTTTTATCCACTTAAGAGCGCCGTTTGTTACTGCCGTGTCAACGTAAGTCGTGCCGACTGGAGCAGTCACCTTTCCGTTAGGCATACCTGTTCCGTGGATTTCATATTCGTTTACTTGCCCGGCATTGCCAACGCTACGCTTCAACTCTTCCAAGTCGTTTTTCGAAGCAAGCAGGCTTGTGTCAATCGTTGGTACCTTGGATCTTGTGACAAACGGGTCGCCACCGTTTTGGAGTTTTGTGTCGATTAGAGCGTCCAGACCAAGTTCCAAATGCTTGTCTTTAATGTTGCTTGTCATTTGGCTTTGAAGCGTGGAATAGGTCGGGAATAGCTCATAAGCTTTACTTTCTTTCAAGTATTCAGCTTGTTTTGAAGTCAGCGCTTTAATATCCCGGCCAATCGCTTTTATAACTTCAATAATATTATTCATAGCCGTCACTCTTTCGCTGTGGTATAAGTTGCCACTAAATCAAGGTTTTCCAAGTCGGTGATTTTTTGGCCCAGTTCTGTCATTTTGGCAATAATCGCACTATTTGGAGTTTCCCCCGCATTGATTTTATCTACAATTTCTTTAATTGTATCTAACTCTTCTGGAACGCCTTCCCCTAAAATAGCGGTTTTAACGCCCTGAATAGCCGTGTCTAGTTGTTGCTGTGTGATTCCACCTTGACCGACTTCAGATTTTTCTGCTTTATTGGCCAAATCGCGTTTAATTTCCTTGATGTCGGTCCCGACTGCTTGGGCGAATTTTGTTAATTTCTCTGTGTTTAAACTCATTATATCTCCTTCTTAAATTTTGGCTAGGTTGTAAAGATCAACCAATTCCGGGAAGTTATCCTTTTCGCTTTCTTTTTCAAGTCCTTCAACTTGCTCGCTAGTGTATTCCTCGACTGATTGGATAACGTCAACCTTGGCGCTTCTATCGCTCGGAAAGACATAGTTACCAGCTTCAATTTCAATGTGATAAATTCCGACTGGTAAGACTTTACTGATTTTAAAACTAACCTTGGAATTTTCTACAAGGGATTCAATTTCAATTTTCCCTTTGCTATTTCCAAGTCTAACTTTTGCGGTTTGGCCATCTAAACTAGTGATCTTCTTGTTATCGTAATCTAAAAGCTCAAACTCAAAAAGAGAAGAGAAGTCACCCTGTTTAATGACTTCCCCGCCCTTTGTTTGGTTTAAATTTGTTGAATTGAATCCAATCATTCAAGCATACCCCATAAATCAGTACGGTTGCCGGCTTCATCCACTGGACCAATCGCCATATAATTCCGGTTCCCAGATTCTCCCACGTAAGAGATCCAGCGGAATCCGGCATTAGTACCCTTAGAATCGTAGTGAACCTTCTCACCTGGTTGGTAAGTTGCCACGATTTCGCCGGTTAAATCCGGATAACGGCGGACGTTGATAGGGCTATCTCCCACGGTGAAAGTAGCGTCTTCAGGGAAGAATGGAACTTCATGGTTCGCCATAACTTCCGTAACGATTTCTTTCAATTCTTCTTTTTCTAGTGGTTCGCCTTTTGGTCGGAAAGCGGTAGGATAAAGCGCGCTATATGGATAGATAGCTAAATCAAAGCTAGCGCCCCCATTCGGTCCAGGTTCACCGCTTTGGTTTTGACCAAGGAACCAACCTTGTGAGCCATCAATATCACCTACAAAAATAGCCACGTGTGAAACCGGCGTAACTGCCGTTTCCATGAAAATGGCGACTTCCCCGCTTTGCATGATTTCAACTTCATCAAAATAATCAAGGATTCCGTTGCTAAACCGCTGTTCCCAAAGGTCTTTCACGTAACCGGAATCCGTACAGTTTGCGAATGGAACGCCTAACCACAAGCAATATTTAGCGTAGCCGTCCCAACATTGCCAGCCATACCAGCCATCAATATCAAACCCACGGCCTAACACTTCATCTTGAAATAGTTTTACTTTATCCATGTTTTTCACCTCAATTCTTCCAGGCGTCGTTTGCTGTTTTTACAGCGGATTCAATGAATGTATTTAACTGATCATTCGTTAAATAGATATTGTGTGCTTCAAGCCCTTCAATAAGGCTTGTTTTGGCATATTCCAGCTTATCCTTCCCGTGGATGTCCAACTTATCCGCTACTTGCTCGGTAGCATTTACGGCGTTTCTAGCTAGGATTTCAACCACTTCAAGGGCTTTCTTCCCGCCTCGCGTTGTAAGATAGTTTTTTACTGCATTAACAACAATACCTACTAACACTACAAAAATGCTCATAGCCCCACTGGTTACAATTTCAGTAATTTGGTTCATTTCAATTTTCCTCTTTAATTTCTAGGTCTAAAAACCGTTCAAATAGCACTTTAATAGCACCATTCCCGCCTAATTCAATATAACTCTCATAAAGGCGGGAAAGTTCTTCTATTTCGTGCTGGTTAGTGTAGCCCCGTTTTAGGGCGTTTTTCAAATTTTCTTGCAATCGAAAACGTTGCAAGCGTTGCAAGCCTTTTCCGATAATAGATAGATTTTTCTGGTTATCTTCTCCAATCCCTTCTACGTTCAAAACAGATTTTTCTAAATCGTCGATCTTGTCAGCCAGATCTCTTAATTTTTGGTCTGCTTCTTTACTTGTTTTGGTACTTTTGAAGGAAAAATAACTAGGTATAATCACAACTAAAACCGGTGTTAGCTTGTCAATTAGGTCCACTAGGGCCATTTTAACCACCTCCCTATACTGGTTCTAATTGTTTATTGCGCCGGTTGCGTTTCTAACTCATTTGAAGCTTTCGGGGTTTCTTTTGGCTCGGTCCACTTCCAAAGTCCAAGTTTCCCGTTTTGGTGTAAGGTTTCAAGCTGTTTCAAGGTTTCGCCCTGGTAAGTAAAGACTTGATTGACTTGGACCATGACGCGTTTACCTTCTCCATAAACTTCCGCATGGTCAGGATCTTCCACCACAAAAATTTCTTGCGGTTGGTAAGTCTTGCCAGTTTGACCAAGGTCAACCAGTTCCAAACCACGTTTAAAGACAGTCGGATCTAGTGGGTTATCTACGTCTGTTACCCGTGCAAGGACTGCCCAGTCAGCTACTGCCTTAACTTCTGCGATTTTTGCGTCTTTTTCAGCTAGCTTTTCTTCATAGCTTTCCGCCTGTTTGTGCAAATCCTCCTGAAGTTTCTTTACACCTTCAGCCGGGTTTAACTCGGTTGAAACTTGCCCCAATACTGCCTTAATAAGTGCTTCATCTGTTTCACCCAGACGATCACCAATTAAAACACGTTCAAAGACTGTATAAGGGTTTTCTTGTCGGATTGCGACAAAAGTACGCCCTTTTTCTTGCAAGTATTTGTTAATAACTTTAAATTCCATATATTTTTTATTCCTCTTCTAATTTGTTTGCTACTTCATCAAAAATGTCCTTCAAATCCTTACCAGATTCAAGAACTTTATTGATTTTTTCAAGTTGTGCTTGTGCTTGCTCAAGCTGTGCTTGTGTTTCTGCTAGTTGCGCTTGTGCTTCTAAAAGCTTTTCCTGTGCTTCTTCGCTAGCCTTTTGGAGTTCTTGCATTTCATCTTCCAACTTTTGAATGTAACCATGGTAATTTTTTACTTGCGTTTGAAGCGTCGCAATGATTACCGCTTTTTGTCCAATTTCTGAAGCTAGTTCAGAATGTACGCTATTATAAAAATCTTCGTTCATTGATTTTCCTTTCTTAAATGCCAAATCTATCAAATTCTTTTAGTGAGTTAGCGACTGCATTTCTAATAGAACTGTGAAGTGCTACTTGCATTTGTGAACCGGTTTTAGGGATTGTAAAAGTGTCTGTCACAAACCCAGCATTCACAAAATGCTGTAACGCTGTTTTTAGGCTCCGCAAAACTTGCCGTAACCATACGCCATTACTTCCGTTATTGATTAGTAGGAAATCGCCGGCTTGCATATTGGTATTTCTTCCATTTGTCCCAAAAGGCGCGATAGTCGTAGTGCCCCACGTTGAAATTCTCCAACCGTAGGGGTTTGAGTTAGTGACTGAATCGTAATCATAAGAGTGCGTAAAGTTAAATCTGTCAGCTACAAAAGTCACCTTATCAGCGTTTTCATGGTCACCCGTACCAATACCGCGAACGGTATCTACTATCATTCCATTGAATCCCCCGCGGTTCCAATTACGAAAAATATCGTTATCGCGACGATCTGCCCCGATAATAACTTTTGAGTTAATTCTATGATAACCATCTACGCGGATGTCGTCGTTTCTAAAGAACATTCCTTGACTTGACGCCCCAGGTTCTTCGCGATAGATACCGGTGTTATTATCACGAAAAGCCAAACGACCATCATTAAGGTTAAACACGGTTTTATCATTTATAGCGGAAATTGTTTTTCCTCTTAGCCATTCCACCAAAGCGAATTCAATCTTAGCCTTAATAAATTCAGAGTTTAAACCGTTGATATTATTAACATTCAGGTTGAAAATGTGAGCTTGTGAAGCGTCGATTTCTTTAATGTGTGCCGTGTCAATTTGGGCCTTTCCAATCATTCCTTTTTTAATAACGCCATCTTTAATATAGGTTTTTTCGCCAATAGAAAGCAAACCTTCATTAATTCTTATTGATCCATCCGGGTTTAAGTTTAATTGCCCCAGTACGTCCCCCGCGCTGTTAATGTTCCGGATCGAATAGGAACCGGCTAGTTGTGTGACTTGCGTCCGTGTAGCTTCCAAACCTTGGGCCACCTGGACGGCTTTACTCTGCGCGTCGCCAGCAAGATTTTCAGCTTCTTCGCTTGCCTTATAAGCGTCATCGAATTGGCTAGGCTTATATGTTCCCGTTCTGCTACCTCGTACCAAAATAGGTTCCTTGAACTCAATCCAACCATTCTTAGCTAGATAAATATAAAACGGAAAGTTTTTGTCCTCACCAAACTCGAAATCCTCTTGAACCGTAAACGTCCTTTGGAACTCATACCACTCTTCAGAAGCCTGACTATTAGGCGTTCCAATATCAGCATTTAATAAAAGTTTATTTAACCCGTGGTTTTTGATGTTAAAAGCAAAAACGCTATCAAGTTTTGAAAGTATTCGAAATTTAAAACCTAAAGTATAAGTTTCATCTTGATAAATCTTTTTAACATAGATGGGAAGTGTGAAGCCTGACCAATTATAGCCGGTTAGTCCTTCTGCTTTAATCGTAAAAATACCGTTATCGACTGAAATATTCGCTTTGGGATTGTTGTTCCCGACAAGTGTGCTCTTGTCCATCGTCAGCGAATTAACGATTAAATTGTTATCATCTGTGACATACTTGCCTACTTCCGTCCGGAAAATCTCACTAGACATAACAAGCCGTGATAACTTATCCGGCGCGCCTGTTTCAGACGTTCCCAAAATTCTTTCATAAATCTTATTAGATTCAGTTAGCTTGTTAAACTCTATGTTTTGCCTAATAATTTTTCTTTCCGATTCATCCGCCTTTAGCCTCAATTCTGAAAGGTCGTCATTAGTGCTTCTTTCAAAACTATCAAAAGCCGTTTTAGGTGTAAATTCGGTTTTGATATTTTGCAATATCTTGTTGTAAATAACCCCGCCGTCGGTCTGGTTGAGGCTTTCTGTGACTTTCTGGTTTAAGTCTTGACTAGCTAAAATCTGCTGTTTTATCTGCTCGGAAAGTCTAGCGGTGTCCGGAATGGTACCGGCTTTTTTTAAAGCTTCTTCAGCTTTTTGGTTAGCTGTTTGGATTGCCTGATCAGTCGTTTGTTTCAATTCATTAAACTTCTGATCAATTTTTTCCCGCAAACTTACTTCATTGTAAGTTCTTAGGATTTCTTCCCAGGCTTCACCCGTCCAGCGTTGCATGATGGTGTGTCCTTCATGTTCTGGATCCGGCTTGTACCAAATATCATTAATCAATACTTTTTTAGGGTATTTCTTAACAGGATCCTCCACGCTATACCAATTAGTGTTGTAACCGTCCGCGGATCTAACAAAATCAGGTAAGTTTTTGACAAAGCTATTAAATTCATTGTTAATAAAATCTTCTACCGCTTTATCTGCTACACTTTGAATTTTTGAGTTCGCGCTTTCACTTATTTGGTCGCCCAACTTGATGTCACTAGATTTATTGTTTAAACGGTTGAAAGTAATTTCAAAAATCCGTGTATCATAGTCTAGCTTTTTATCATGTCGGACAACTCGGATAGTGTCCCCGATTTTAACACCTTTCAGATAAACGCTTGACGTTTTAAGGGTAAGCTGTGGACGGGACGCATTAACCAAGGCTTGGTAAGTCAGTTTTATCAACTCATTAGGGTTTTCTTCCTCATTGAAATCAACAAAACCAATCTTGGCCCTCATGGTTCCATCCGCATTCTTGATCCCGTACCGTTTAGTCATTTCCGGATCTTCTAGGTATCTTTGGCCCAGCGGTTTATCTAGCGGGTTCCCTTTAGCCTTGGACCATACCACGGATTCAAAAGTGATTTTTCTGCCGTAGCCGTCCGCTTCCTTCCCGCTTTCTTCAGCACTTGAAACTTGTTCGCCTTTTCCACGGCCCACCAAGGCGGTGTAAATATTGGTCCTTTCAATCTCTTTTAAAATCTCCAGGGCATTGTGTCCATAAACTACCCGCTTCCCAGTAGCTTCACCAATTCTCTTTTTAAAATCAATATACCGGGCGCCAATTCCGTTACCGTTCATTTCCACGAAAAATTGCATTTCCAAGCCCCAAACCTTACAGATTTTTTTCAGGGCGTCAAAAACAGAAATGTAATAGAAATTAGTGCTACGGTTGATTGTTTCAGCAACAAACCGGGCGCGCCAGTTTGTATTTTTCAAAAGGTCATTAACGACGGATTCGGCCCGCATATTATTAGGGCGCTTGTCAAAGACCGGGGTTTTTCTTAGTTCTTCAATTCCGGACTGTACACCCGTAAAGGTCGTAATATCGCCTACTGTTTTCTTTTGAGCAATATAAAAGTAGTGGTATTGATGGCTATTTTCCATTGATTGGATGGCCATATATTCCACTTGTTCGAAATCATCATCATTTAGCGCCTTTGTCTCAACCGTCAAGCGATCTGAAACATAGTTTTCAGTGGTCAATGAATAAGTCTGAAGGGCTGTTTTAACCGCTTTTCGATTTACGATTTTAACAAGCTTTTCTTTTTCATCAAAAAGATAAATCATGCTCTTTCATCCCTCCAAACTACCTTCTTAACCGTCGCATTAACCGCGGTTATTGTGTCACCGTTCCGGACTGTAAAATTCTCTAGCGGACTGAACCGCTCCAACTCGCTTAGAATATTCCGGCCACCAAACGTAATTTTGATTTCATCCGGATCAAAAGAAATAATAATATCTTTACCGGGTGTGTAGGTCCCGGCAAAAGAAAGCACCTTGGACCCATTCAAAATTTGAAGTTGGTTTGTGGTCTTGGTTGGTGTAACCGTGATAGATTCTGGTAACACTTCCACCGCGTCCACCAAAGAAATAGGCCCCGTTGAATTTTGGGGCCGTTTTTTCTTGTAACCATCCGGAATCAGCAAGTTGAACTTACTAACAATACTTAGGCTTGTTTCTTCAAAACTATCCGCCCCGTTGAAATAACCGTAGTAAATGTATTCCGGTTCATCCTGGAAAGAAATTTCAAGGAATCCGCTAGAGGCGTGTGTCCTTAGAATTTTATTTAGTTTAGCGAACTTGTCCCGCATTTGGGCGCTGGTGTCTGCTTTTAGTTGGTACTTGATTTCTAGGGTGCGTTCTTCGTCTGAAAAACCATCCACCCAAACACCACGCCGGCCAGGGACTTTTGTAGTGGAAACGTTCTGCCCCAATAAGCCCCGGCCTGTTACTGTTAAATGTCTGTAACCCTCAACTAAACTATTAAGAGGTTGTCCATTAATTAGTAGGTTATCGCTAGGCTCAAAAGTAGCAACTTCCTGATCTAATTTTCCTAAACTAGTATAGTTATACATACTTCATCACCCTTTCTAATAACTTCCTAAAATTAATTCCATTTCTTGTTCTCTTGTGATGTCATTTGTAAACGCTCGGTAAGTCGTGCTTCCAAGTTTCAAGGTAATATCTGCCGGCTGTTGGTTCACTGTCAAAATTCCACCATCAAAATTAACGTTTGGATCATAAGCGGTCAAGCTTCCCAAAGCACCTTCTACTGTGCTTAGTTCATCTTGGAATACCCCGGACAAGTCCTTATTAGTAAATGCATCAATAGCCCCTTGAGCCATTCCACCTACTGACTTAGCCACGTTTTCAGCCTTGCTATCCACCCCGTTGATGAAACCTTGGTCGGTATAGATACCAAACTGTTTAAATACCCGTGATGGCGAATGGATACCAAGCAGATTTTTAGCCCAGTTAATCGCACCACTTACCGCGTCTCCTACGGCATTAATCAAGTTACCGGCAAAGTTTTTAACACCGTCCACAAAACCATTGATTAAGTTAGCCCCTACGTCAATAGCCCCACTAATAAAGTTTCTAGCGCCATCTACCGCGCCAGAAAAAGCGGTAGTAACCGCGTTGACAATGTTAGAACCGGCTGTGGTAACTGTTGATACTACTGTGTTCCAACCGTTTGAGATAGTGCTAGTAATTCCGCTCATGAATCCACTAATTCCGGACGTAATGCCATTCCAAGTGGAAGAAATAAGCGAACTAATACCGGACATAATACCAGACAAGAAAGAACTGATACCATTCCAAGCGCTAGTAATAACACCAGTAATCACTCCAAGGATCCCACTGATAATAGAACTAATTCCGTCCCAAACAGAGCCAGTAAAGTCCTTAATACCGCCCCAAATTGTATTCCAGATGTTTGAAATTGTATTCAGCACGGTTTCAATCGTGGTCTTGATTGCATTGATAACAGTAGTTACTGTTCCTGTGATTGCATTCCAAACTGTTTGTAGAATCGTCAAAATCCCGTTCCAAATATTATTCCAAAGGTCTGAAATAAAGGTTAGTACAGCATTAATAACGTCACTCACAACCTGGATAGCGGTTTGGACGATTGAAACAATAAGGTCCCAAATTGTTTGTAAAACCGTAGCTATTACATTCCAAATAACCGTCCAAATTTCTTTCAAGAGATTAAGACCGGCTTGGATAATTGCAATTAAGCCTTGAATAGCTATTTCAATACCAGTTTTAATACCTTCCCAAATCGTACTAGTGATTTCCTTGATAGTTTCCCAGGCACCGGACCAGTCGCCGTTGATGATCTGCATTACTAACTTAATAATTCCAAGAATCACGTTTAAAACGGTTTCTATTGCGTTTTTGATGGCATTCCAAACCGTTGTTACTATTGGAACTATCGCATTCCAACCGGCTTCAATAACCGGTGCTATTGCATTGACTATAGTTTCAATAACTGCTTTTATAGCGTTCCAGATTGTTTCAGCCGTTTGAAGAATAAGCTGGTGATTTTCATTCCACCAAGAAATAAGGCTCCCAAAGATCTGTTTCACAAAGGCCACTACTTCATTAATGGCACTTGAAACAGCCTTAGAAACAGCCTGAAAGGCTGAATTAACCTTATCTCGGAACTCTTCACTTGATTTATACAAGCCCACCAAACCGGCCACGAATAGCGCAATAAGGCCAATTACTACCCAAACAGGGCCACTAATAGCACCAAGGGCGCTACCAATCGAACCAAACACGCCGGAAACGGCTGTACCGCTAGCGGTTGCACTTTGGAAACCGGTAATTAGGGCGGAAACACCGCTTGAAACCTTGCTTACAATTCCAACAATTCCACCTACTACCTTAGTAATGGTACCTACTACCGTAAGGATTGGACCAGCAGAAACCACAATCGCGCCAATCCATTTCTGCCACGGTTCAAGTGGTAAGTTATCCCAGATAGTACCTAAAACGCGTACAATATTATCCTTGAATGTGATTATTGAATCTTTCAGGTTTTCCATCAAGGTTTTTATATCAGCGTTTTTCTGACCAAGCCCCGCTACCAAGTTTTGGGCGGAAGCTTTCATAGATTCAAAGGATCCTGCCACCGTTTCACTCGCCTCTTTGGCCGTTGTTCCGGTGATTCCCATTCGTTCTTGTGTAACGTGGATGGCTTGTATAAGCTTATCGAACGGAATATCCTTCACGTTTTGAGCCGTAGCCTTAAAGCTGTCACCCATTACGCCCGATTCATTAACTAGCCGGGCCATTTCTTCTTGCGTACCACCATAACCAAGTTTCAAGTTATCTAGCATAGTATAGTTGTCTTTTGCGAACCCCTGATAAGCATTTTGAATGTCCTGAATATTCGTTCCGAACTTATTCGCATTATCAGCCATGTCCACAATAGCCATATCAGCATATTTTGAAGCTTGGACGGTATCACCACCAAGCCCCTGTAACAAACTAGCAGAAAAGGAAGTAACTTGCTCCATGTATTTCACGCCGGAAATGCCGGCCCGCTTGTATGCTGTTTCTGAATTTTTGATAACAGTTCCAGCGGAATCTTTAAAGAGTGTTTCAACCCCGCCCAGGGCTTGTTCCAAGTTGGCAAAAGATTTAATGACACCACCGACGGCACCGGCTACCGGCAAAGTAAAACCGGCTGTCATTCCAGCGCCTACTTTCATCATGGAATCACCTACAGTATTAATCGAACCGCTCAACTTTTCAAGGCTTGAACCAGTCTGATTTTTCAAACTAACAAGGGAGGCTTGGGCCTCTTTCAAACCGCTTTTAAAGTCGGAAACGTTCGCCTTTAGTATGGCTGTTACGTCAAAATTTGCTCCCATTAATTACCTCCTTTCTATGCCTTATTCATCAACCTATTTCTTTCAGCCATATCCATTTTTCTGTTTGGTCCGGACTGGTTAGGTTGATTTCTATTGAAAATCTTGTCAAATTCTTTTTGATGGTCATAAAAATCATTAAAATTTTTAAATGCCGGACGGGCGGACTTACCGCGTCCCTTTTGTGCTTTAACAGACTGGTTAAACCATGCCTGGATAGCAGAATTTAACCGCTTGTCTTCTTGCTGGATTGCGTAAGCCATATTATAGATTTCAAATTCTTCTAGCGTTGTCCGCATAGCCTCTTTGAAAGTCATTCCGTGCCGGGCAATTAAAAGCGCCAAAGCCTCATCATAACCAAAATTAGAACTTGATTCTTGCGCTTGCCCTACTCCGCTAGGTTCATGGCCTTTTTGAGTAGGGGTGACGCTTTTAACTCGTTCATGATTTCCTCAATGGTCTGATCATACTTTTCTTCAGTGATTAGATCTTCAAGGAATTTTTCAATAGCGTCATTTGATGGTTTTTGGGCTTCCGTAACAGTCGCGGACTTAATCAAGTCAATCAATGCCAAAGGGTCATTCATTGCGCGTCCGGCGTTGAACATAGCCATAGCGCCATAACCTGTTTTCATCCCCTCCATCTCAACCGAATGAAGCTTATTCATCTCACGCAAGAAACCAATCCCAAAGCGTAAAGTATAGTCTTTTCCACCAATATTTAAAATCATGTTTGTTTTTCTCCTTCAAAAAAAATTTAAAAAATAAGGGGCTTTAATAAGCCCCTGAAAAATTAAGCTGGTAACCCTGTACCTTCGCCCTCTTTAGCCAAAGTATGGTATTCATACTGTGCCTTATTAATAGCGGATTTTTGGCTTTCTGTGAGTGTATCTGTACTGATTACACCATTACCATCAATCGCCATCTCATAGGTCAATTCAACCTTATCATCTGCCGGCGCAGAAATTTCAAAGTTTTTGAAGAATCCTTGGTAATATTCCACGTCATATTTTTCCTTACCTTGATCTTCGCGCTTGCTTGCTAGGTCCACGATCCAAACTTCAATCTTATCAGTATTGCGGAACCATTGGCGCATTTCCTTCCACATATTAACCGTGTCTTTATCTTCACGGTAAGCAAGTGAAGTAAATTCGCCTGAAGTTTCACCATCTGAAACAGAGTTCACAACTCCATCCTTGGTTTTTGTGTTTTCTACTTCTTTTTCAGCGTTCAAAGTTAATTCCGTTTGGAATCTTACTTTTCCGGCGTCTTGTTTCTTTTGGTCCTTAACGCGTCGGAAAAACGCGATATAGTCTTTTCCTTGAATTAATTCAGCCATTAGTTATTTTTTCTCCTTCTTAGTATAGGTATAAAAAACGTCCAGGACCACATGAAGCAAAGGCCGGACGTCTGTATTATCTGGTATGATCTGTTTATTTGTGTTAGTGTGCTGTAAGTGATATTCCCACTTCCCGGAAATATTCTTGACATTCGTTTCTAAATAGGCTGTTATATCGTCCAAAACTCCCCGCTGTGTCCTTTCAGCGTAAATGTGGACCGTTTGGCCTACCTCACCCCAAAGGTCGTTATTTGGGCTTTCTAGGGCGTTATTTTCGCCTATATAGATAAAGGGGTATTGTGTCCCAGCTTCGGGCAAAAAGTCAAAGGTTTGGGCCTTTGCTTCCGCCATCTGATAAATCAATCTGAATAATTCATGGTTTGGCGTCATTTAAAAACCCCCTTCATTACGTTTGTCATATCTTCCTGAAATTGTGGTTGAATTTCCTGGATCATTGGACGCATGAAAGGCGTCCCTGGTTGGTAACGGGTGCCATACTCCTGATAACCGGAATAACCGGCTTCAGCGTGTATGTGTGCTTCCATACCTGGATATTTCGTTGTTATGTGATCTTTAAGAAAGCTTGTATCTACCGGCGCTTTTCTCTTTGCTACTGCTTTGCCACGTTCGCCATTGTTTTTTAAGACTTCCAAAGATTGTTTAACAGCGTTCGGATGAGCGTTTGAAATTGTCATTGTCAGCTTTTCGATCCCGTGCCATTTAATGTTAACGCCCAAAAGGTCCTACTTTCTTCAATCGTACAGCCCCTTTAATTGGCGCGTCGATTGCTTCGATAGGCTCATAGGTGTCACGTTTATAAACGGCCTGTGTGAATGGTGCTTGTTCCTGCTGGAATCGGCAAGAAATAATTACATCTGTCCGGTTCCCGTACAGTTCAAACACCTTTGATTGGCTGACTTTATTCACCAAGCAAGGGACTGTTATAGTCTTTCTTGCTTCCATTTCATAACTATCTGTTTCCGGATCGTATTTCTTGCGCCCCCCACAAATTAAGGTAATTCGGTGCGGTGTCTTCATAGGAAAAACACCTTTCCGCGTTCCCGCTGTGATCCGTCTAGGCCAAAATCTTTATTAAGAATAGCCATATACGGTTTAAATAGGTTATCCCACTCCTGATAAGTAACAGAATAACCGTCAACCGTTTCAGACGTTACGCCTTCCGAACCTTTCCGGCCGTATAGCTTATACACCACATTTTCAATCATGAAATTATACTTACTAGCGATTTCTGCCGTGCCTGTTAGGCCCTTAAAATAGCTTTCAGCGTCTTCCACTAAATCACTCAATAGATCATTTTCGTAATTGTCGGAAGGGTCGATACCCAACCGACGTTTAATTTTTGCTAGTTGGGCTTCTTCCATCTTTTATTTCCCTTCGATAGCTTGGGCCAAAGCTACTAGATCCGCTTTTTTGGCATCTGCTTCATATTCTACGCCTGCTTTTTCTAGTAGTTCTTTCAATTCTGCCACCTTCAATTTTTCAAGCGGTTTTTCTTCAGTTCCTTCAGTCGGTGCTTCTCCCTCGGTTGGTGTTGGTGCTGGTGTTTCTTCACCCTTAGCACTTAATACACCTTTACCGATTAATTCGGCAACTCGGTCTTTGGAAACTTCAAAACCTTCACGGGGGAAAGTGTCCCCTTCTTCATAAAAACGGTTATTATCTTTTGTGTCGATAATATTACGGGTTACAATATAGGTCATTAGTTACCCCTTTCTAATTCTAATTAGATGTTTTCAGCGGTAGCGGTCAATTTGGCAAAGGCGTTTGCCTTAGTAACCATTACAGCAATATCCATAGTAACGCGAATTGCTACCATTTCTTGTTCAAACAAGTTAATAGCTGTGCCGTCTGAATTTTTCATGGTTGAAATTTGGCCTTCTTCAGAAATCTTGAAATTGATATTGTAAGGCACGCCATAAATCAAGCTGTTAAAGTCACCGGCCAAAAGGTCGCCTTTCTTGAATTGTTTAGATTTAAGATCAACCGTAGTAATACCGTCAATGGTATTAGTTGCTTTGTCGTAGATTGTTTTCTTGTCGCCGTCGCGTGATTCACGCAATGCAGAACGGTTTTGAATTTTAGAAACAAAGGCATTAGGGTTAATATCAGCTTCATAAAGCTTATCTTCCAATTTAAGAAGGTTTTCATAGTTGATAGGACCAACAACAACCTGGCTTGAATCTTTAGCGGATTTAGCAACTGAGTTTGCAAAAGGCGTTTCATGGCCCAAAAGTCCAGCTTCATCAATCTTAGTATAGAAGGCTTCCACGATCTGCGGTTTCATGTCTTCAAAGAATTTTTCCCAGGTATAGTTCAAAGCTTCACGGGAAGCAACTAGGATAATACCCAATTTGTGAGCTTTAAGAGTAACCGGAACGACTTCAGGTTTATCAGTCTTGATTTTTTCGGTTTCATTTACCCAGTAAGCTGAAACTCCATCTGTTTGGACATAAACGGTTTTTTCTTGCAAACCGTCCATTTCGTGGTATTGTCCAAGTTGCATTACTACGGAATTTTCAGCGACATCTTTCATAATAATGTCTGTCATTTTCTTAGTAAAAGTTCCATCTTTTTTCTCTGAAACCAATACTTTATCAGGGTTAAAAGTTTGTACTGTCATATTTTAAAATTCTCCTTTAAGGTTATTTAATAATTCGGGAATTACGGAAAATATCCCCTTTATTTGATTTTTCGGACCCGCTAAAATCTGAAGAAACTTTAGGAGGTTCCGATTGTGAGTATTCAGCCTTAATTTCGCTGATAATGCTTTCAAGGTCTGAAATAGCTTGTAAAGTACCTTCAGCGGTATCTTTAACAACAAAAGAAATCACTTTATCATTGACCGGAAGTTTCCGGCTAGAAAGTGTTTTAATCGCTTCATCTGTCAATTCTCGCTTGATTTGTTCTTTCTCTAAACCAGCGATCTTATCAAGTAAAGCTTGTTTTTCCGCTTCAGCTTCCTTACGTCGGTACTCTTCTAATTCTTTCCCGGTAAGTTCGCTTTCTGCCTTGTATTTTTCCAAGGCTTTGGCAATCGCTTCTGCTGTATCTTTGGAATGTTTATCTTCCATAGATTTCAAACGACGTTGCATTTCGGCCACTGATACCATCTTTTCCGGTTCTTGCGTCGGATTGCTAGCGTGTTCCTCAACTGTTTCCGGTGATTGTGGTTCAATCGCCTGTGGTGTTTGTTCTTCTGCCATTATTAGGCTCCTTTCTACGCTTGACGGGCAACCTCCCCGAACTCATGCAACTTTTAACGTCTTCAGCACGGTTTGGACAAGCAAAAAACCGTATGGAATCCCGTACGGTTTATAGTGATTTATTCAACTTTTTCGTAAGTTTCTGTAAAAATATCAGGCTTACATGGATAAAATTCGCCTTGTACACCCTTGATAATGTAATCACCTTCAGTCGCAATCATCACCCCTTCAAGTGTTTCTATTTTTAAAATTGGATTATCTAAATCAGCATAATCAATTCGGACTGGATCTAATCCTAATTCTGACAATTTTAAAATTGATTCTTCAGTGTCTACAAACTGAACAGCCTCAATCACTACGGGCTTCTTTCTGTATTTCATCTTTCGTCCTCATCATTTAGTTTAAAATCGTTCAAGGTGCTACCACCTTTTTTATATTTCAGTTCAATGTGTCCATAACCCGAACACCTGCAATTTGGGTGCATAGGGTACATATTCACGCCTTTTTCCAATTCATCAACCGGAAAGGCCTTGCCGTCCAAAGGCGCGCATATTTCACACGCTCCCGGTTCAGCTACAAAAATGAAATGTGTGAACTCACCATCCACCAGCATTTCTTTTTGTGTATCTGCATTGATTCGGGCTATTTCTGTTTTTATTAACCTTTCAGCATTTGCCTGACTAGTACCATATTTCTTAGCAAGTCTTTTCCGTTCTTCCTTATACCCCATCATATCTGTGTAAATACGATTAAGGGAAGCAAACACGTCTTTTTGTAGGGCTTGCTGTAAGCCTGTCTTACCCCAGACACGGCTTGAAAAAGATTCACCGTAGAAATCAGCGTCTAAAATCGCCTCTAAACGCTTTTTGACCCCTTTGGATGAATTACCCAAAATCCCCGCTTGTCGCTCAAATTCTCTTAGTAATTCATCCCTACGAGCCTTATCAAACATTTCATAAGTTTCAGCCGTCAAATTCTGAATTTCAAGATCTAATTCAGCTTTTAAGAGTTCCAGCCGGCTTACTTTCATCTTTAAGTTATAAGTTCTTAACCATTGATTGGTACCGGGTGAAAAGTCTTTCTCTTTTACAGCTTTATAAGCCTTACGATTGAACTTGGTAACGTCCATTTGGTCAGCCCGTTTCATAGCTTCCTGTTTGGTTAAACCTTCACGGTTTGCATAGTTGATATAAAACCGGTCTATCTTCCCTTGTAAACGGTCATAAGATTCCTGGTAAATTTCAACCAAGGCCCTTTCACGGTCTAAATCTCGCTTCATTAGGGCGCTTTGTGCCTTGCGTTCCGCGTTATACTTCCGGTTGTCCGCTATTTTCAAGTTCATCCGTGATACCTACGCTTTTCGCTCTTTCAAAATCGCTAGCGCCTTCCTCTTTCTTGATACGGTCTATTTCCGTTTCATAGTCGGTAAAGCTTGCGTTATTAAGTAGGGTTTCTTGCGATACTTCCCCGCCCGCTTCGATATAAGCTTTTATTTCCGTCCAAACGTCTTGTGGTAAGTTCGGATGGAAAGTGAAGGTTAGCTTGTCAGCCTCAATCTTAGGACCGTTTACAGCCTTATGAATGTTACTGATCAACTCATACCGACGACGCAAAGCCTTAGTAAAGTATGTTTCCTTGTCTTTTCGGACTTGTTCAAGCCCAATCATCTTATAAAGTAAGGCAATTCCGGACTGTGTGGAATTGAAACGATCATCATCAAGGTTAGGAATACGACTGAAGCGGTGAATATCATTCGCCAAACGGTTTTTATAAGCTTCCGTGCCTTGTACGTCGTATTGCTTATAAATATACCCGGCGTCTGCTGTCGTTTGTTGACCGTTCGCACTAATTCCCGTTTGAAGTAGTAGCGTATTAGCGTCCTTCATCTTGGCCACATTGTCAGCCGTTGCCCCAATAGCTTCCAAGTCCCCCTTAATTAACAACATAGCGTCATTCAAATCGCTCATGTAATTCGCGGTGTCTGATTCGCTAGCGTCGTAAGCGTCAATCAGGGAGATTTCACTTTCATAGTCACCCATCCGGTAACGATTGTTCCACCATTCCACAACTGGAATGTCGTTATAGTTATGTTTTGTTGCTTCATCCAAGATAAGGCGCGGGCTGTAATAAGTGAATGGCTTATACTTAATCACTTGATCTTTAGTATAAACCGTCATATTAACCCGATCATTATAAATTGGAAGATGGACCGCGCATATAATATTTTGTTCCACGGTCAAATCTCGGACCACAAACATTTCAAGCGGACTAATCAAAACGACTCGGTCCATATTGTCGCGATCACGGAAATGATATTCATAAGCACGGCCATAAACAGAAGCGTCAAAAGCTAAATCACCATTCAGGGCGTTAATATCATTATTCCATTCAATCTCTTTGATTGATTGTAACTGGTCTTTGTTTCCGCCTTCCATAATTCCCACGGTAACAGGGTTACCGATAACGTAGGAAGTAGCAAAACCTGAAATATAACCACCCCAGCGGTGTCTCACTCGGTAATCAGCCTTTTCCTTATCCATTCGACGTTTACCGCTTAAAATGCTGTAATTGTTACCCTTAGCATACGAATCTAAAACCCGTAAACGTTTTTTCTGGTAATCGAAAAATGTTGTCAGCATTTCCCGGAAGGCTTTCTTACCTTCCGCTGTGTTTAGCAATTCTTCAGCGGAAGAATATCTAAATTGCTCATTGGCTAGCCTACTAAATTGCAAGCTATCGTTACGGGTTGAAATTTCAATATCCAAGCCGTGTTCAAATTCATTCACATGATCCATCTTTTACCTACCTTCTAAACAAACGATTTACTTTGGAAATCGTCTTATTAACATCCAATTCCTTTTTCTTTTGGAAAATTCGATCTTGAACCGCATAGCGTACAGCGTCCAAACAGTGGTTATAGCTGTCCACCGGTTCATTAATGTATTCATTAGTAGCCTTGTCTTTCTTCCAGGTGTAATTTTCTAATTCTTCTATGGTCTTTACGCACCTTTCATCAACTATGATTTCATATTGTAAAATATACTGGATCCCTTGCATGACTGACCCAGGGCCTTTTATAACGTCAATTACCCGTGGAATATCTAGGTTTCTTAGTTCCTGATTTGATTTCTTTTCAGCACTATCAGCCCTAATAATCTCCTTAGCATATCCAAGTGCCTTTATCGCTTCCGCTATCTTGTCATTCGTAAGGCCTTTCTTAACGTATTCTTCCACGATATATAGACGCTTGTTTTCTTCATCAATTTTGACGTGCATGAAGGCTGACGGGTCATTGATGAAACCATAGTCAAGGCCAAAATCTGACGGAAGGTGACTTAGTTCATCCTTGTTTAAGAGTTGCTTCTTATACTTTGGAAATACAAGCTTGTCCAGTGTTGCGAACTCACCCAAAGCGTAAATTTTATAATAAGCCTCGTTCCTGTTTGCTAGCTCCTCGATATTCTCTTTTGTGAGATCATCAAGAAACCTATTGTCTTTATATGTCGTTTGATAAATAACGGTATTTTTAGGCTTCTTCACAAAGAAGGCATTATATACCCAATTAACCTTAGAAACCGGGTTAAACATCAAATAGATCTGCTTGTTAGGGTGTTTCTTATCCCGTAAACGCAAGGTCAACTGTGTGTAATCATCCAAGGTAAACTCTGAAGCTTCTTCCATAACCACGTCAGAAATACCCTTGATGGACTTAATTTTTTCCGAATTGTCTAACCCTTTAAAAATAAATTGGGCGCCGTTTGGTAATTCGATACGGTAAGCGGAATTATTAACCTTACAAGCACCAAGTAGGCCCCAGGCTTCCAAGCATTGTTTAACATCCTCAAAGATAGAATCATAAACACTTGATCCAACTTTCCGCAAAAAAAGAACCTTCCTTGGATATTTCCAAGCCTGAAGGCTCTTAAAAACTACTTTTTGAATTACTCCATGACTTTTTCCGCTGGAAGCCCCGCCGTAGTGTATTTCTGTAAAAGTGCTATAGTCGGTTAATTTGTCGTAAATATGCTTATTAAAAACCCGGCTTGGATTTTTAATTTTAATTTTAATCTGTGGTTTCTTCATCGTCCCAGCTACCTAGTTCAATTTCTACCACCCGTTGAGTGATTTCCTGCCTATCCACAAATAAGCCGTACCGTTTACCTAAATCAACCGCGGAAGCCCGTCTAGTTGCCACTGATGGTTTTGCTTGCACTACCTTTTGCGTACCTTCACCGTCTAGGACCAAAAGCGGTTCCGTTACTTCACCACGCATAACAGCGGTTAGAAACTCTAACACTTCTTGTTGATCCGCGACGCGTTCGGATTTAAGTTTTTCAAGCTGTTCATCTATATAGGCTTTTACCTTAGTATTTCTTAGTAACTTACTACCATTTACTTCAGCGGTTCCATTCTTAACTTTTGGATAAGCTTTCAAATAAGCTTCCGTAGCGTTCAATGAAATGATATAATGATCCGCAAAAATCTTTTGCCTTTCCGTCATTTCCAAAATCTTTTGGCTCCTTTCTGGTAAAATTTAAACAAAAAAAGGATAAATCCTTCTGATTTATCCCCATTACTTGATACTAACATTTTATCACATTGAAACAATCGTGCCTTTACAATGAAAATATATGAAATTTGAACTATACCGGCAACTATCAAACGTTATCACCATTAATAATTCTATCCAGTTCATCAATCGCGGACCGTTTCAAGCGGTAATAAGTAGGTATAGAAATACCGTCCAAATCGTTACAAATATCCAAAACGTGTTTTTTAACAATATAAGTAAGTCTTAATACCGTTCTTTGTTTGGGATCTTTTAACTGGTTGATTTTTCTACTTAATTCTAACTTTCTGTTAATAATTTCAGTAGTGTCCTGCTCTATTGCTTCTTTCATAACCACTAATTGAGTGTACACGTCGTCAATTTTACGGCCTTTTCCACCAGATATTTTATCAACCTGAAATTTCGGGCTTGATAGTAGCCCAGCTTCCAATTCATTGATTTCATCCATCCGGCTTTTAATATCAATGTCCAATTTTTGCAATTCATCAAGTAAATCCTGTGCCTTACTAACCAATTCCCCCGAACCCCTTTTCATTATGAATAATGTTATAATATATTTATCTCCTATTTTTTCATTTTTCATAACTCCAAAAAGTCGGTTTGCAGTAGGCCGGCTTTTTTTAATTTTGGGGCGCGTGTATCAAACGCCCCTTTTTTAGATTTATTCAGTATAAAGGAGTACCTCCATTCTATTTTTTTATTTTTGATACACTTATCACTTACGAGCTTTTCAGGGCTTGCGAGCGTAACATTCATTCTTCCACATTCCAAGCTTTTTCCAAGTAGTGCCTCGCGACTACCCTTTTTTTCGTTCTTCTTTTCTGCTTAACTTCTTCAGATTCTTCTTTTCTGTAATTGTTGACAAACTCCATTTTGATATTATCAAATTTCCATGTATCGTTACTTTTGTAATCGTCCATGTATTCATCCATACACTCTAGTAAAAAGTTTGGATCCATTACATTTTTAAAGGATTTCAGCATAGAAGGCGGGGGAACTGTCCCCGCTTTTCTATACTTGTTTATCCTTTGCCTAAAACATCCAACTGATTTCACTCCAAGGGTCTCTATAAATCCTTTATGATCTGGAAATTCTGAAGCTAGTTCTTCATAAAACTTGAAAAATTTTTCAGCGTTACTCACTAATTCCCGATTCCTTTCAAATATTCAGGCATTGGGTCCCCAATTTTTAGGCTGTCATATTGCTCCTTACTTACTAGGAAGTTACCATATCCGCTTATGGTCACTGTATAACGCCCTTCTAGGACGTTTTTAGCGGTTATTGTTCCAGGATGGTCAATTACACCCCCGGCACCTTTAACCTCATATACAACTATTTTAGGCTGGCTTTCAAGCCTTTCGATTTTCTGACTTTGGCTTATAATTTTGGTACCAAACACAATTACAAGAAAAACAGCAAAAGAGAATGCAAAACTTTCTTTTATACTCATTTATTCCCCCCTTGAACTAAAAGCCACTAGACAAGCTAGTATAAAGCCTACTGACCAAAGGGCGCAAAAGATGAAGAAAATAATATCTGATAAATTCATGTTTCCCCTCCATTTTGAATTATCCCGCTGTCTAGTTTTGATAAAAGCTTGTAAAGTTGTTCCATTGTGTGAATACTTACAAAATTACCGTTATAATAAAGCTGGTTAAAGTCAATTACTTCACCATTCATAAGAAACATTTTAAATTTAGGTTCAACCCTGTCCCCTAGCTTAAAAATAGATTCAATATTATTAGTATTGATAATACGCCCGTTTCCGTGCTGGCCATTTATTGAATATCTCACAAATACAAGTGCCATTTATTCCACCACCTAATCTATACAAACCAAACGCCGGCTTTTAGCCTGGTTTATCCTTTTTTTATAAGCCGGCGTACCGTAAAAACTTATTGTTTCTACTTTTACGCCCAACAATTCAGCAAGTTCTTTCTTTGTTCCAATTCCTAAAAATTTTTCCCCTCTGTATAGGGCGTAGTTTTTTTCTCTATTCATTACTCCACCCCTTTATTTAACCGAATGTTCTCACCATTAACAAAAACCTTTCCCTCATTGATTGTGATGGTAGAATTGTTTGATTTTATGCTAGAAGCACTGATATAGCCAACATTTAAAATTGTCTTTTCGCGGTTTCTTATTTTCCCGCTATAAGGGTATCTTTTTGGTTTCATCATTCCACCTCCTCGGGTTTAAATTCAATTTTTGCAAAGTGTTTAGGATTGATAGTAATCAATCTTTCTTCTGGCTCGAATTGAAGTAGTTGGAGATAGTCTATATTGCCTCGCGCTTGCCATTCTAGCATTTTAGCAATTTGTCCATAGCTTTCTCTCACCTTGATAACATCATCAACGTATGGATTTTGTAATCTAATTTCTGTCATCCTTCCACTTCCTCAACTTCCATTCCCGGACAATCAAACACCCAGCCGAAGTTGGCTTCTTCAAGCTCTTTGCGGGTGTGGTCGCTTGATGACGCACACATTTGTACTTCACTTCCGAAGAAGTATTCTCCAGTGATGTCATCAAGTTTTAATATAGATGAATAACTATGTATATTCTTCATTTTCACCCGATACCGCTTTTCTTCCTCGACTGTGTAGCCGTCCAGCCATGCACGGGCAAATTTGTCCATATTATCACTATTAGTATAATACCATTGGTATATATCCGAACTACCGTCATTACCAGCTATGTCTTGGAAAGTGTCCTCAAGATCCCAATCGTGTTCCTTTGCATACTTGATCAGATCCGCCACAAACTGCGGTACTTGGACTTTTTGCGGTTCGTCTAGTTGCCGTAAATCTTCCAAAATTTGATTGAGCTGGATGACCGGGAAGCCAAAAACAGTTTCATGTTTTTCCTCATACTTCTTTATCAACTCTTGTATATTCATTCTTTTCTATCTCTCCTTTTTTGATTATTTAAAATCATTGTCATACTTGACAAATACCGTAGAATCTCTTTCTTTTTCTTCAATTCCTTTTCTATTCCTTGTTTCTTCAATAGGATTTTCAAAATTTCCTGGTTCAAGTTGTTCCGTTCTCTCATTTTGGACCGCTCCGACTTCTCCAGTTTCTTTAACTGTGATTCCGCTTGGTCGATCTCATGTTGTAGTTGTTCCCTGTATTTCATCCGCATATACTCTTTTTTTTATAGATCTTGTTCTTTCACAAAAGAACCATTAACCCAGCGCCCTTTACGGTCCTTAATTTCGTTATAGGCTTGTTCAAAACAACTCACAAAATCATAATTCAGTTCCTTACAAATACTTTCCAAATAGAAAATAATATTTGAAAGGCTGTATTGGATACCCGTTTCAATCCCTAAATCTTTGGACGCTTTAGCCTGAAAGGCATTGTCCACTAACATCCAGATTAGAGTAGAAATATTATTGAAAGGCTTGTAATCCTCTTTTTGTGTAAAAAACACTTGTTCCGGATTGACGCCGGCCATCATAGCATAGCCTACGACAACCACGGCGACATCACCGATAGAATCCATTATGACTTCATGTTTCCCTTTTAGATAACCTGAAACCAGTTCCCCGGTTTCTTCAATTAGTTTTAGGCCTTGCTTGTCAATGTCGCCTTGATCAATGCCACGCGCCAAAAACCAGTTTTTAGTGTTAAAGAGTAAATCACTTACTTTTTTATCAATCTGCATTTTTTAAATCTTCCTTTAATTGCTTAATTCTTTTTCTGATCCATTCTTTCCGTTGTTGTACAGCCGTCTTGGGAAAGAAATTTCTCAACCGTTTGAAATGTTCTTCATCATCCAACTAATCTTGGTATTTCTTAATTGTATCTTCAATTAATTTCTTGTCCATGTCCACCCTCCAAGGCTTCAATTAACCAGCCTAAAAAGACTTGGGCTTTCTTCAAATCTTCCAGGCCGTTTTTTTGTGAATGTCGCAAAACGTACTTAACGACATTTCCAAAAAAGAACCCTTCAGCATATTCCGGACATGGTGCAAAATTCTTGATCACGTCAATGACTTCCATCCCATTTCTGCCCTTGTAATGGTTCGGTTGATGGATCAAATCTTCTTCCATCATTTCAGAAATTACTTGTTCAAAACTCTTTTCTTTTTCCATATTTATCCTTTCAAAAAGTTTGTGAAATTTTCCGGGTTACCGAGTTACCGTATTTTTAAAACTTTTTTAATTTTATTTTTAACAAACGTTGATATAATAGGCTTTCTTATTATTTATAAATATTTTTATACTTTTTTTATAAAATACGGTAACTCGGTAACTTTTATATAATTAATAGTAATAAAGTCAGTAATATCAAGGGTTTTCACGGTTACCGTAAGGTTACCGATCTCCCAAAAAGTTACCGATCTCCACCCCAAAAGTTACCGAAAGTTACCGTAGGTTACCGATCGGTTACCGTAATTTTTTTTCACAAAGTCATAAAATTTTACTTAATTTTAACAAAGCCTTTTATAGTTTTCCCATTCGCTTTATAAGCTTTTTTCTCCCAATTTGGGAGATGATCAATAATCAAATTAATCTTCGCGGAAAGCTTCCGATCATTTGAATTTTTCATGAATAAGTTATACATGATCTCGCGGGTTGAAACTCGTTTGAGTTCTTCCGTCCCAAATTCGGTTTCTGAAGAATTATCAAACCAGGAAGCGGTGTACTGGTGCTGTCTTTGAACTGTCATTTTCTCCCAATTTGAAGGAATAGGCATTTCAAGGTAATCAAGTACCTGTATTTCAACTTCATCCCGATACATGAAGTTTTCACGGTATTTTTCTAATTCTTCTTCAGTTTCAGCGTCAAATTTCAGTTCAAAGCCTTCCTTATAAATTGAAACAGCTTCTCCCCAAATCTGATCTATTGTAGCTTGTTCAATTTCCATAGGGTGTTTTTTCTGCCTTGCACCATCCACCATCACGGAAAGGAAACGGCGTTCACCGGTTTTATCCTTGAGATATTCCCGCTGGTTTGTGGTCCGGGCAAGAATGAAGTTTTTCGCAAATTCTTCCGTCTTGGACATATAAGGCCGGCGGTAACGTAAGCTGGTTTTAGAGATGAAAGCTTTTGTTTCCGCGAATGACATTCGGTTACTTGCAACCATTTCATCATCATTGACGATTAGGCTTTTTAACATAATGTCAAAATTGTCTTTATTGTTGAAATCTGTCACGGCGTCGGTGTACCATTGCCCCCCGATTTTTTGAAGTAGGGACGTTTTACCAACCCCCTGGCCACCTACAAGATCTAAAACGTAGTCAAACTTCACGAATGGTTCATAAACTTTTGCCACGGCACCGACTAGCCACATTTCCGCGATTTTTGAAATTAGTTCGGTATCTTCAGCGCCCAGATAATGCTGAAACATTTTTCTAATTCGCTTTCTACCGTCCCATTTCATGGCCACGCGCTCCATGTATTCTTTTACCGGATTGTAGGACCGTTCAGAAAAGAAGGTTTCCAAGCCGGCTTTCATCGCGTTGGGCGAATAAACAACCCCTAAATTATTTTCAAAATAAACTGTAAGGACACTTACAAAACTAGCGGGCAACTCACCGGCTTGGAATGTGGTATTCCCCAGGCGGATTTCTTGCGTAAGTTCATATTCTTGGGAGAAGTCATTCAGCCTTAAATACTGGCCTAATTGTTCATCTGCTTTTAAGGACATCACCACGTTTGCCGGGCTGGTGCTTTTAATATCCCCGCTAGCCGTTAAAACTAATTTAGGTTTTTTGTCTATACTTACGACATTACCAATCTTTCTCACCCCCTCCTATCTTTCTTGATCATGCTTTCTACTGTCCGACTTACCTCAATATCAGGTAAAGGGTTCATACTGTTTCCGTTTGCGATTTCTGCAAGTCTTAGGATATATTCATCATCCACAGCCCGGAATAGTAGGCCGGCTACAAACTTAGCTAATTTGTCATTGCGTCCGCCTTCATCCCCAAAACCAACCGCGATAGTCTCAAATAATTCTGTGGTTTGGTTCCGGTCACGGGTTAAACTTCTTTCTTTTAGGCTTCTTAGCCCTTCCGAATTATACCCGTGTGTTTTCTGGTAGGTCTTCTTAATCGCTTGGATCAATTCTTTTGAAGGTGTTACCATAGTCCCGCCTTCGCTTGATTTCTCCAAGTCCCATTCATACATTCCTTTATCCGTCGCGGAAGGTGCCACTAAAACATAATTATTTTCATGTGCTTTTATATCCACTCCAGGGAGGAAGCCAATCATTTGACTGATTGGGCTATCTTCCCTTTTGAAGTAGAATAAATGCTTCCCCCCGCTGGCCGTTTTGGCTTGTAAGGTCGGTTCAATCAGCTTTAAATACTTCCAGCGTTTGAGTGATTCAAAACCGTTTTCTTTTCCGTGCTTATCAATATCAATCACAAAGAAATTAGTAGTCTTTAAGGCTATGTTAGCGTTTGGGTGCTGGTCCCAAAATTCCGCTATTTCTTCCGCTGTCATTTTTGGCTTGTCCGCAAACTCTATCATAGGCCTTTTATTTTTAGGGTTGATAGGAATGACGGCAAAACCTAACTTTTGATATTGTAAAGCGTAGTCCTTCATGCTAGCCATTCCTATTTACTCCTAAATGTTAGAATGGTAGATCTTCTTCATTGATTTCAATAGCGCTTGTGTCTGGCAGGCCTTCAGCTTCATCAAGGTCATAATTGCGGTATGTTTTACCCTTGCTTTCTGTTTCAATAATTTCCAATGTATAGTATGTTCCTACCGCTTTCCGGTTAAGGGCGTCTTCAAGGGCCTTACCATCTTCAAAGTCAGATTTTAAAGGTGCGTCATCCGCAAAGACCAAAGCTTTTTGGAAGAATTTGATAGTACGCTGTACTGACCAACCAATGTCTTTTCCGTTCCAGGTGTCAAGCGTTCCGAATGAAACATATTCAGTCCGGCCATCATAATCACCCCCGCGCAATTCGAAGCGATATTGTAGGCTTTCCCATCCGCTTTCCGCTACGTTGAATTGTGCGGATTTAAGAATGGCTTGATACTCACCGGCTGGAATTGGTGCCGGGCCGTTTGCGCTGTCTTTCCGAGGGTCAAACCCTTCTTTTTTAATTGATTGTGCAATGTCTAGTAAACTCATTGTTTAATTCTCCTTTTGTGTTTAAATTATTTATTTAAAATTGTTGTATTAGAAAAGATCATCTTCAGAAACATTTTCCTGTTTCTGTGGTTTCGGTGCTTCTTTTTTGACTTCTTCTTTTTTGGCTGGTGCCGGCTTGCTTGGTGCTTTTGCTGGTTCCAATGCCCCGCGGATTGTTGATAAGATTTTCAAAATTTCTTTATCATCAACCTGATCCATGTAATATTTTTTGCGTTTGCGTTCCACTTCCCTATTGTAGTTATTGCCTACTTTTTCGGTGTGGATCATCAAGTCAGAATTACCATTGATTAGGTTTACATACTTATCCTTAAGGCTTGGTTTATCCTTGGTAGCGTTGCCGTTATCATCATATTCGGAAACTTGCCGGCTGATATAAATGACATTCATAGGAAGGGCCTTTAAGTCAATTACCATTTCAGTGATCGCCTGATTGAAGAAGTCATACCCTTTCCCGTAAGGAATTTCTGACAAGGATTTCAAGCGGGGCTTTCCGGGCGGTGTCAATTCATCACAAACGGCAATTTTGATCATTTCAATCACATCATCAATAACATCCACTACCACGGTTTGGTATGTGTGCTTTTGAGTTTGTAAGGCCAAAAGAATTTCACCAATTTGAGAAAT